CTAGTTTTGGGGACATCTGGGGGGATGATAGTAAGCGTTTGGTCGATCCACCTGAAGTCCAACTCAAGAACGCAATCATTGATGCTGGCCTCGAGCCGCCATTGGAGATAATACTGGATGGCAAGATACACCGATTTAAATCAGGATCCAAAGGCCGAGGCGGTTACGGCGATAAGAGCGGCTGGTATATTGGCTTTGGTGATAATGGTATTCCTGCGGCAAAGTTTGGAGACTGGCGATGGGGGGTCGAGCATTCATGGTCGGCCGAAATCGGTCGAGACCTCTCGCCGCATGAGAAGATGGCCTTTACGCGACGCATGGAAGAGGCGCGGCAGGCACGGGAAACGGCAGAGAAACTAATGCGCGATAACGTCTCCGACGTTGTCAATAAGATCTGGAGCGAGGCCGCCGAGGCGACCGAGGATCATCCGTACCTAATCAAGAAAAAGATCCAGCCTAACGGCGCTCGAGTGACTGGCGATGGTCGGTTAATCGTGCCACTGTTTAACAGTGACGGCGAGATGACTACCGTGCAATACATCGACTCCGATGGTGGCAAGCTCTATCACTCCGGCGGCAAGACCGGCGGATCATTCTGGCGTATCGGATCTAATCAGGATACGCACCTATATGTGGCCGAGGGCTACGCAACTGCCGCTACAATTGCTGAGACGAGCGGTGTGGCGTGTTACGTTGCATACTCGGCGAGTAACATCCCTAATGTTGTTGGACAGCTTAGAGAGCGTTTTGGCGCCTCTCAGCGCATCATCATTTTGGCAGACAATGATTCCAGTGGGGTTGGTAAGGTGTATGCAGACCAAGCCAGCGCGAAGTACGGAGCGACCGTCATCATTCCCCCAGATGAGGGCGACGCTAACGATTACTTACTGTCAGGCGGCGATTTATCAACTCTACTGGAACCACCTGAGATCAAGCTGGACTGGCTAGTCGATGGCAATGAGTTTACGACAAAGCCAGCGCCGATCAGTTGGTACATTAAGAACTGGCTCCAGAATAAGTCACTTATGATGGTGCATGGCCCCTCGGGATCAGGTAAAACATTCCTAGTCCTTGACTGGTGCCTAAGGATGGCCGCTATCGAGATGGAGGGCAGAGACTGGTGTGGTAACAGGACAAAAGACTTGCCGATCGTCTACTTGGCTGGTGAGGGCCATTATGGTTTACGCGCTCGAGTCGCCGCATGGATGCAGAACTTTGGCGTCGATAAGATTAAATTCTGGATGAGCAAGACCGGCACTGATCTCAACTCGAGTGAGGGCCTGGTTAAGGTCATCGACAATGTCCGCGCGCTGCCCGAGACGCCAAAGGTTATCGTTGTGGATACGTTGCACCGATTCCTAAACGGTGACGAAAACAGCGCTCAGGACGCCAAGACAATGCTGGATGCCTGCGCCTTACTAATGGAAGAGTTCGACTGTACGGTCGTCCTAGTGCATCACACCGGCGTATCGGATGAGGCGCAGCACCGTGCCAGAGGATCGAGTGCTTGGCGAGGCGCACTTGATATCGAGGTTAGCGTTAAGCCAGCTAAGAATGGCCCAATTGAAGTTATCCAGAGAAAGATGAAGGACGCCGAGATGCAGGACAGTTTGTTCTTTGATCTTAAGAAGGTTGATATTAAGGGATGGCGAGACGAAGACGGCGATCAGGTATCGAGCGTTGTCTTGGAATCAGCCAACAAGCCAATCAAAATGGATAAGAAAATATCCAAAGTCGAAGAGAATCGTAGACGCTTTGAGCGAGCATGGCATCATTGTCATAGAAGTAGAGATGACCAGAATCGACCATTTCTATCTCGCAGTGCGTTACTTGAGTATCAGGTCAACGAACTTGGGGCGACTGAATCGTATGCAAAAAAGCAGCTCCAACCGTCGCCAAGCTCTTTGATTGGAATCTTGTTGGATGCCGATTACATCGAAAAATATGGCAAGGGATGGTCGGCAAAATCAGCCAGTTTGATTATAGATTTTGGTGAAAACGGATAAAAAGCACATATCCGTTTGTGTTTTGAATAAAATCAAACACTTAGCTAAAAAACGGATAAAACGGATAAAACGGATACGGATATGGTTTATGATAAGAAAATGTATACAAATCAACGGTTTATGCAAAAACGGATATGTAAAACGGATATGTTTTTGGCAGATGTAGAAAACGGATACGAGCGGATACCTGTCTTGTAAAGACAGTATCCGTATCCGAATTTCTGCGCGTATAATTGTCCGTAACAAATTGATGGAGTTTTAGATGACTGAAGAAGTAAAAATTGGAAGGCCAACTGATTACACTGATGAGTTGGTGGATCGAATCTGCGAGGAAATCGCATCTGGTCGATCATTGAATCGCATCTGCAAGACCGAGAGCTGGGCTCCAGATAAGTCTACATTCTATCGGTGGATGTACAAACACAAATCGATACGCGACAAGTACGCGCACGCATGTAACTCTAGAGCTGAGGCAGCGGCAGAAGAAATACTTGAGATTGCACACAATGCGACTCCTGACACTTACAATGTGGCAAGATTGCAGGTTGACGCTCGAAAGTGGATTGCTAGTCGATTTTTGCCTAAACGCTACGGTGACAAACAGCAGCTCGAGCATACTGGCGAGTCCGGTGGGCCGATGGTTATCAAGTGGAAGGGCAAGGATGAGTAACTGGGATAAATTCTTATTTTTGATGGTGGCCGGTTGTATTCTTTCGACATTTGCAATGATGGCGGATTTCTTAGGATGGTATGCCTGAGATAACGATTCCGTACACACCTCGGGACGTCATGGTTCCGTTTCACGATAGAACGAGTCGATTTGCCTGTTTGGTGGCGCATCGGCGGTGCGGCAAGACTGTCGCCGCGATTAATGACCTGATTCGCGATGCGCTCACTATTGATCGGCCTAACGTCCGAGTGGCGTACATTGCGCCGAGCTATCGGCAGGCCAAGGCGGTGGCGTGGGATTATTGCAAGGAGTTCACATATAAGATACCGGGCATCAAGGTCAATGAAGCTGAATTGCGCATCGATTTTCCTAATGGCGCTCGCATACGATTGTTTGGTGCCGAGACAGCGGACTCGATGCGAGGGCTGTATTTTGACGCGGTGGTAATGGATGAGCCAGCTGACTTTCCGGCTAACGCATGGTCGACGGTCATTCGCCCGGCGATTGCAGATCGACAAGGCCGCGCAACGTTTATCGGAACCCCGAAGGGGAAAAATCTGTTTTGGGATATATTTGATGCAGCGCATCATGATCAAAGCTGGTATTGCGCTATGCATAAAGCTAGCGATACTGGCATATTGCCAGCTGAGGAGCTGGACGCGGCGCTCAAGACAATGGGCGAGGATCGATACGAGCAAGAGTTTGAGTGCAGCTTCGAGGCAGCAATCGCTGGCGCTTATTACGGCACCGAGATGAAGGAAGTAACAAATACTGGACGGATCGCCGCAGTCCCATATGATAGAGCCGTTGGAGTCGTCACGGCGTGGGATTTAGGTATCGGGGATTCGACCTCGATCTGGTTCGCGCAACACGTTGGAGCCGAGGTTAGGCTGATCGACTACTACGAAAGCTCTGGCGTTGGCCTTGATCATTACGCCAAAGTGTTGCAGGAAAAGGATTATGTTTATGAGTCGCACGTCCTACCGCATGACGTGCAGGTTAAAGAGCTGGGAACTGGCAAGTCTCGGCTCGAAACGTTGGATTCGCTAGGGATAAGGCCCGTGACAATAGCACCAAAGCTAGGCGTCGATGATGGAATACAGGCAGTGCGATCCATGCTCGGGCGATGCTGGTTCGACGAAGCTAAGTGCAATCGAGGCATCGAGGCATTGCGGCAATACCAACGAGACTTTGACGAAAAGGGCAGAACGTGGCGAGGCAGGCCTCGGCATGACTGGACATCACATGGCGCAGATGCAATGCGTTACTTGGCAGTTGGATACCAGAATCAGGCATCCAGCTGGGGCGAGCCGATTAGGCGTAACTTGCGAGGGATAGCGTAGTGGCAGTTGATTACAAAGAAGAGGCAAGGCGTAGAGCGATAGCGCGACTTAATCGTCAAGCAGAGTTAACACCAATTCCGCAAAACTCATTGTTAGCTATGGTGGGGCAAGGGCTTGAGTCTGCCAGAGGTTTTGGTAATAAGGTAACAGTTCCAGATCCAATACCATTGATTGGTGGTCAGGGAGTTGGAGATCTTATGATTGGTCAAGCGCCTGAAGAGTTTGAAAATCTATCATATGGAAATATGCCGTTTGATATGCCGTATCAAGGCACCGGCGGATATTTGCCTAGAGTTAAGCCAAACAGACAAACCAGTTTGGCTGATACCGTATTTCTCGGAGAAAGTTTATTTCCTGTTGGCGCAGTCGCTAAAGCTGGAGCAAAGTCAGCGGTAAAGGGAGCGACACCAAAGGCGCAAGAAATGCTTGAGAATACTATGCGCAAAACAGGTTTGTTGCAAGAGATGGCTCCAAGCGGCCCTCGATCGGTTTCTGATTATGGTTTTGACGATAGATATGGCGCCACTAAAACTGGCACTGAACAAGTAAAAAATTTACAGTATAAAACTGAGCAGATTGGAGATTTATCTGAAAACGCAAATGATACGATAAGTATTATTGATCTCGCAAATGCTGGAACTCCATTTATTACGCCTATGGCTGACAGAAGCGATACAGCCCAATTAATTACTGAATTTAAAGGAGTAAAACTATCAAGGCCGGTGCATCTGCAAGGCGGTCAGGATTACGGATTTCAGATGGAAGGCAACGTTTACGCAAATGCTCCAGAGGTTTCAAAAAAACTTATGGAGTACGCGCAATATATGAAAAATAGATACGGTGTTGATCCGGTATTAATGCCGCATACTATGACGCCATCAGGATCTGATTTTGCAACGTTCAGCCCCGAGTTGCAAATGAGTTATGCATATGAAACGCTTGGATCGGCAGATAAAAAAAGGCTAGATGATTTAATTAAAAATAAAGGTTTTAACGTCAAGATAAGTGAAGACATACCGGGTCAGTTTACAGCTAACGGAGATCCTAAAAAACGAACTGTAACAAAGAATTTTAAGATACCTGATTGGGCTGGGATTAATAATCCAAAATCCATTGAGCAAATGAGAAATGCGCCGGCAGAGTTAAGAAAAGCCATAGTAACTAGGTTGGGGGCAAATAGAACAAAAGTAAATATGGATACAGCGTTTGGTCAAGAAGGTCTTTTGAGCGCTTCAGAAATTAGAGCTGGTGTATCAGATATGGATCAGCTAAACGCTATAGACGGCGCGTTTAGGAATATAGGAATTATGGATCTGACTGGAAAAATTACTCCATCTGATCATTATAGTTATCCAACAAATTTGCCCGGCGAGATGCGAGCGAGATTGCTTGAAAGCAATATTACTCCATACGATATACCGGGCCTTATAACCGCTGGATCTAAGCAATCAGGTATGGGCTTAGATTGGGTGCGACAGGCTATCGGTAGAAAAGATGGATCAATAGTAGATCCAAATAATTTAATTCCTAACGATCAAAGGGCTTTAAACTTAAATATGGTCGGAGGCCGATTTACTGAGGACACTTTACGACAGCTTGAGAGGTTGGGATTGTTAAATCAATTTAAATAAATATATGGCTGGCTTACTAAATCATTACATGAATCGCATGAGGCAATATCTCAGTGAGCAGGAACAAATGAAAACTGCTTTAGCGCAACAAATGAATGCAGAAGGTTATGCATCAGCGTACGATACGCCTTACGACCGAGCGCAAGGATTTTCCACTGGATTATTGGCAAGGCAAAGATTTCCGGAGGCCAATCAATTAATGGCTAATTCAGTTGGATCTGGATATGAAGGATTGCAAACTCTTTATCATTTAGGAAAAGATTTTTTAAACGGATCAAGATTTACTCCCGAGCAAAGATATGGAGACATGTTGCGAGATATACAAAGCAATGCTGACGCATATCGATATTACGATGAGCAAGGAATTACTCCAGAAATGTCTGCCAAGGAAATAATGAATTTAGGAATAAGATATGGCGAAGGTAGTCTATTTGATGAAATCGACAAAGAAAGACAAAAAAAGAAATGACAATAACAAACTACAGCACACTACAATCGACAGTTGCCGATTACCTTAATCGAAGTGATTTAACGGCAGTCATCCCAACGTTTATTCAGTTGGCAGAGTCGCAAATCAATCGAGATATTCGGCACTACAAGATGGAGACTCGATCAACGGCAACGATAGACGCTGGCGATCAATACTCGCAAGTGCCAGCAGATTGGATGGAAACAATTCGAGTAAGCATACAAGGCACCGGCACAACCGTTGTTAATTTAATATCTCGAGATGCTATGGCAGATAAACGTGCTGGCGCCGAGGATGTGTCTGGTCGGCCTGAGTATTACACTCACGCAGATGGGCAGTTTAACTTCTATCCGACGCCAGACGCAGACTACACGCTTGAGCTGTTGTATTTTGCCAAAGTGCCTGATTTAGCGTCAAATAGCGATAACTGGTTGCTAGATGATTCGCCCGATGTATATT